CCGCAGCGTGCAAAATAGGGTGAAAATAATCGAGGTAAATAATGATCAAGGCCTGTAAGTGGTGCGGAAAAAAACAGGAAATGAGCGGTAAAAGAGAGTTCTGCCCTGGTGAAAGGTGTAAAAACGCTTGGAAATATGCGAAACGTACTGGAAGATTGGAAAAGGGTAAAAGGGTAAATGAAAAACAAAATCTTAACGGGGATTCCTTGCCAAACATTAACCGCCCTCAATGGCTCAATGAGATTGCCGGGGAATATTGGGATAAGGTTTCACCGACCTGTATTAAGCGCGGCCATTTAAATATTCTCTCTGAGGATTCTTTTGCTGAATTATGTGACATATATTCGCGGCTGGTCGAGGTAAATAAGGCAATAGACGAAACAAATAGGTCATTACTTCAAATTGTTGATACCTGGGACAACAAGGCCGGGACCGAAACACAGCAATTTAAGGAGTCCGCTCTTTCAGATTTAAAGCGTAAATACTCAAAGCTGTTTTTGGATTATCAGAAGCAATTTTATTTAACTCCACAATCAAACAGGGGAAATTTTGGATTAGAAAATGAAGAAAAGCCACAAGAGAATAAAAAAGACAGCATCTTTGACTGATCGAGCTACGCAGTACGCTCAAATGGTCGCAGATGGTGAAATTATCGCAGGTCCGTATGTTCGCGGAGCCTGTCAAAGGCACTTGGATGATCTTCAATATGCAGGAGAGCGCGGATTTTATTATGATGAAAATGAAACAGCTGAATCGATTAGGTTTTTTGAAGATTATCTTTGCTTGAACGGCGGGCAGTTTGAAGGAAAGCCGTTTATTCTTTTACCCTGGCAAACGTTTATTGTCGGCTCCTTGTTTGGCTGGAAGCGTAAAATTGATGGCATGAGGCGTTTTAGGGTTGCGTATGTGGAAACACCAAAAGGACCACTTGCTCTCGATACTCCCATTGCTACAACAACAGGTTGGACTACGATGGGAGATATTAAGGTAGGCGATAAGGTTTTTAATTCAAAGGGAATGCCAACGGACGTTATTGGAGTAAGCCCTATTTTCTATAATCATAAATGCTATAAATTAAGATTTTCTGATGGTGCGGAAATTGTTGCCGATGCAGAGCATGGATGGAGCATATCACCGTTAAGAACAGGAAGAAGGCCGGGACCGCATTATAGTGAACCTATTGGATCGATAAAAAGAAACACTGATTATATCCATAATACTTATAAAATGAAGGAATCTATTAGCAAGCATCCACAGGCAAAATGGAATTATCGTGTTGCAGTGGCGCCCGCTCTTGACTTACCAAGCATAGGATTACCAATACCACCCTATGTGCTCGGCGTATGGCTTGGCGACGGCAACACTAATGATGCAAGATTAACCGTTGCCTATTCTGATTGGCAGATAATTGATGAAATAAAAAAAGAGGGGATTAATGCCTTAGAAAGATCGAAACATTCTGAAACTACCGCAAGTGTGGTACTTGGAGGTGACAGGAGGCAGGCGGAGCGAGATAAAAGCATACAGGCCAAACTAAGGGAATTGTCATTACTTGGCAATAAACATATTCCATCATTGTATTTTCGCGCCGGGACCAAACAGCGGCTTGCCCTTCTTCAAGGCATTATGGATACCGATGGCCACATTGCCATGGGCGGCAACTGTGAAATAACTCTATGTAATGAAAGGCTCGTAAACGATGTAGCCGAACTGCTCCGGTCATTAGGTTATAAATGCGTAATCAGAGAGAGTGATGCAAAGCTGAATGGTGTTTGTGTTGGCAGGCGTTGGCGGATCTGTTTTAAGGCTTACAAATCACAACCGCCTGTCAAACTCGCAAGGAAAGCGGCCAATCTATCAGACGAACCAAAGACAAGGCCTCTAAGTCGTGGCAGGATGATTGTTGCATGCGATCCAGTGGGGTCCGTTCCTGTCAGGTGCATCACGGTTGCCAGTGATGATCATATGTTTCTTGCCGGGGAAAATCTTGTACCTACATGCAACAGCGGAAAATCGCCCATCGCAGCCGGAATCGGCCTAAAGGGTCTTTGCGCTGACAAGGAACCAAGGGCAGAGGTATATGCAGCGGCGACTTACAAGGATCAGGCAATGGTCCTTTTTCGTGATGCCGTGGCTTTCTATGATCAATCCATAGAATTACAGAAACGATTAACAGCTTCAGGGATAGGAGATAAGCGCTGGAAGTTGTCCTATCTTAAAAATGGTTCATTTTTTAAGGTCATATCTTCAGAGAAGAAGGGTCAATCCGGTCCACGTCCTCACATTGCCCTACTGGATGAAATTCATGAACACACAGATGGAACAGTTATTGAAATGATCCGCGCCGGATTTAAGTTTCGGCGTCAGCCCATAAGCTTTATGATAACCAATTCCGGCCACGATAAAACGTCGGTTTGCTGGGAATATCATGACATGGGCGTGAAAATTGCCCTTGACCAGCTACAGAATGACGAATTTTTCTCTTATATCTGTGCTCTCGATGAAGAAGATTTAGAGGATGAACGCTATCTTGACGATGAATCTTTATGGTCAAAAGTCAATCCCTCGCTTGATTATGGCCTTCCTGGGTACGATTATATAAGAGGTCAAGTACGTGAAGCGCGTGGCCTTCCCTCGAAAATGGCAACCGTTAAGAGGCTTTGTTTTTGTATTTGGACCGAAGCCGAAAATCCCGCAATCTCTCAAGAGGCGTGGATGGCCTGCATGGATAAGGACTATCCCGTTGATATTTTAAAAGGCCGTAGGTGTTGGGGTGGCCTTGATCTGTCAGCCGTGAACGACTTAACGGCATTTGCTTTGATGTTTGAACCATCTTCAGAAGATGAATTTTGGCGTTTAAAGGTTTGGTTCTGGATTCCCGGCATGGGATTGGTGCAGAAGTCGGATCATGACCATGTACCCTATATCGCATGGTGTGATGCTGGATATGTCAAGGCAATAAACAGAAAAACCATAGAATATGAGTTTGTCATTATTGATTTAGTAGAAATCTGTGCTGAATATGAGGTCCAAAAGATAGCCTTTGACCGCTGGAAGATGAAGGACTTTAAAAAAGATCAAGACAGGCTCGGCGTAACCCTTCCTGAAATGGTTGATTTTGGACAGGGCTATCAATCGATGTCTCCAGCGATAAAGGTTTTTGAAACAAAATTGCTTGAAGGGACTATGAAGCATGAAGGAAATCCATGCTTAACGTGGTGCGCTGCCAATGTTGTAGCGGTTCAGGACGCAGCCGAAAATAAAAAATATGACAAGTCACGAAGTACAGGCCGGATCGATGGAGCTATCGCTACCGTCATGGCTTGCGGGATATTAGAAGAAACGGAAGCATCTTGTTACGACAATCTCAGCAAGGAAGAATTAAAAGAAAGGATGGCATTTTAACCAACAGAAAGGAGAACGACAATGTTTGTAATTCAACTAGGTGTGGAAGTAGAGGATAAAGTAACGGGGCTGAAGGGAATAATCACAGCTAGAAGCGAAAACCTTAATATGTGCAATCGGTATTATATTCAACCCTCGGTCAATAAGGATATGAAAATTCCTGATGGATGGTGGGTTGATGAAATGCAAATAAAGATAATTGGAAAAGGTGTTGCACCAAAACCAGAAAAAGAAAGAACAAAGGGCGGACCTATGGGCAGAAATTATTAATGGTATTGTCAAGTGTTGCATAACCTTCACGCCGGGGTGTGCATGGTACACGCGCAAAGGGAAATTATGAATAGATTGCCAGAGAAAGAACTTTTACGCCCTGATGAAGTCGCTGTTTATTTTTCTGTAAGCCGGAAAACGATATATTCATGGGTCGATACTGGAAAGATAGATGCAATCAAGGTTAATGGCTTCATCCGAATTCCACGCGAAGCCATAGAAAAAATAATAATTCCTGCCATACAATAATATTTTGTTACGATAGTGCTGTTTAGTACCCTCTAGTCTGTGAACAAATCTTTTTAATCTGCCATAATTCTTACAACGAAATCAAGTTTTTCATAACTGATTTAACGAGAAAACGGGATATGTAATTGAATACTATCCGCAAACTGGCAGATTCTTGCACAACTTTGATTAAGTCCATCCAGAAAGGGCTTGATATAAAAGATTTTCTCGTCTTCGGCGGTCTGGCAATTCTCGGCTATGGTCTATGGCTAAAAGCTCCCTGGTTAGGATTCTCTGTCGTTGGTGCATCATTAATGCTGATAGGTTATTTCGTGGAGGGCGAATAAATGGGCATTGTCTCTCGCATGATACGACCGAAGGCGCTATCGCAGACCCTTGAGAATTTAATCCGCGAAGTCTATGGCGGAGCGTCAACGTCATCCGGCGTGTCCGTTTCCTCTGATTCAGCAATGAGGCAGGCAACGGTTTATTCGTGCGTCAACATCCTATCGAGGGTCATCGGGATGCTGCCATGCCATGTGATGAAAAAGCAGGGGAAGAATAGAAATATCGCAGAAGATTATTTTTTATATCCACTTCTTCATGACATGCCGAATGAGTGGATGGATTCCTCTGATTTTTGGGGGATGGCAATGAATCACCTCGCATTGAGGGGAAATTTTTTTGCCTTCAAAAATACCGGATTAGACCCAAATGGGAAAGTGCGTGAGCTACTTCCGCTTGCACCGGGACGTGTTCAAGAGATCATTCAGACCGTCAATTATGGTGTGTTTTACAAAATAGCAATGCCTTCAGGTGGCGCGTATAGTTCGAGTGAGCCTGTTCAAGCAGCCAATACAGAAATTAAGACCTTTCCTGCAAGTCAGATCTTCCACCTCAGAGGAATGACGTCCAATGGGCTTGTGGGGGTCAACCCTATTCAATACATCCGTGAAAGCGTTGGCCTCGGTCTGGCTGCTGAAAAATTAGGGGCACGTCTTTTCCAGAATGGAACAAATATCAGTATGGTCGTCGAACATCCTGGCAAGTTGAGCGACCCCAAAAAATTGAGGGACGCATTGACGGAAGTATATGCCGGGCTTGGGAACACCCACAAAATCATGCTTCTTGAAGAAGGCATGAAAGCCAACAAGGTTACCATAGACCCCAAGGATTCACAGTTTATTGAACTTCGGAAATATCAAAAAGATGAAATCGTGGATATTTTTTTTGGGATGCCACTCACCGTCATGAATTCCAGCGAAAACACGCCAACGTATTCCAGCGCCGAACAGTTTTCGATTGGGTTTATCGTTTATGCGTTGATGCCGTGGCTTGTAACAGCAGAACGGGGCATCGCCAGATGTCTTATTCCGTCCAGCGACAGAAAGACCCACTATGCAAAATTTAGGGCAGAGGGACTTCAAAGGGGATCATTTAAGGAGCAAATGGACGGTTTCGCAGTCGCAATCGACAAAGAGATCCTTAATCCAAACGAGTGTCGCGACCTTTTAGACATGAATCCTTATGTCGGTGGAGATGTTTACAGAACGCGAACATCAACAATGAAAGATGATCAGGGGAAGCAAGCGGGGCAAGGAGGTAAATAAAAATGAATCTCAGATATCGCAATCAAAAAAATGCAGAGGCGGTTTCAAGGTTTTGGAATAAGCCTTTAAATAGACCGGATTGGTACAAGATAGAATCTTTATCTGAGGATGAATCGGAAATCTTGCTCTATGACGTTATTGGCTGGCCTTTCAATGATGCAGGTGAATTCATTAGGGCGCTTGCGGAAATGAAGCAAGGAAAAATTACCGTTCGCATAAACTCTCCGGGTGGAGATGTCTTTGACGGGATGGCAATTTTCAACGCCCTTCAGTCGCATAAATCAAAGATCATTACCCGCATTGAATCTCTTGCAGCTTCCGCTGCTTCGGTTATTGCCTTGGCCGGGAAAGAAGTGCAAGCCTATCAAAATGCCATGTTTATGATTCATGAGCCGTGGGCTTATTCTGCAGGGAATCAATATGATCTTAGGGATATTGCGGATATTTTGGAAAAGATTAGCGGGAACATGGTGGACATTTATTCGCAAAATTCAAGCATTGGCAAAAAAGAAATCCGCGAAATGATGAAGACTGAAACATGGTTCACCGCGAAAGAGGCAAAAGAGAAGGGATTTGTCGATAACATCATTGATGGAAAGGCTGCCAAGGCTCAGTTTGACCTTTCGATGTTTGTCAACGCTCCGGCAATAGAGGGACAGAAAGAAGGGCGGGAGTTAACGGAAAGAGAAATGGAACGCGCCTTGCGGGATGCAGGGGCAAGTCGTTCTTTTGCGAAAATAGCAGCGTCAAAAGCTGCGGGACGCAGCAATGACAATGACGGAAATCAGCGGGATGCTGAAAACCTTAATAACTGCAAAGAGGGGTTAAGAAGAACCATTGCAATTTTAACGCAAAATTAAAATTAGGGTTTTCCTGAGAGTCGGCCAACTCAAAGGAAACGTAAGAAAGAATCAAGGGCAGCCGTGTAGGGCTACACACCTACATTGCTGCCCTTTTTCTTTGCCCCACAGAAACCCACAGGAGGGAAACAACATGAAAGAAGTTAAAGACCTTATAGAGTCATTGGGAAGAGCGTTTGAGGAATTTAAAGTCGAAAATGACAAGCGGATCAAGGAAATCGAAAACGGGCGGCATGACCCACTTCTTGCCGAGAAGGTCGAGAAGATCAGTAAGGACCTGTCTGAAATTTCAGCCATGAAAAAGCAGCTCGAGTTGATTGAAACGGCTGTGGCGCGGGGGCAGTATCCGGGCGGCGGAAAGTCCGAAGTTGAGAAGGTTAAGGCTGAGCATAAAGAGGCGTTTGGCCGTTGGTTCCGTACCGGAGTCGAGGGAAACCTTAAAGACCTTCAGGTTAGAGCAAGCGCATCAACGCTCGATGATACGGCGGGAGGCTTTACCGTTCCTGAAGAAATGGAGGCAACGATTGACCGTGTCGCGCAGACGGTTTCTGCAATGCGGCGGATTTGTACCGTTAGATCCATAGGGACGGACACCTATAAGAAACTTGTCGGTCAAGGGGGTGCATCTTCCGGCTGGACCACAGAAAAAGGGGCAAGGAGTGAAACCGACGCTCCGACCTTAAAAGAAATCTCCATTAACACAAAAGAGCTTTACGCGATGCCGTATGCGACACAGACCCTTCTTGATGACAGCCGTGTTGATATCGCGGCGTGGTTGGCTGATGAAGTCTCTATAGAATTCAGTGAGGAAGAATCGGACGCCTTCATCAACGGAAATGGTGTGGGAGAGCCAAAGGGTATCGGTGCCTATACCATGATTGCGAATGCCTCTTATGCATGGGGCAAGGTTGGATATATTGCAACCGGAGCCGCTTCAACATTCACCAATGCCGACAAACTGATCGATCTACAGCATGCCTTGAAAGCGGTTTATCGCAATGGTGCCGTGTGGCTGATGGCCGATTCTACCCTTAACCATGTACGCAAATTCAAAGATGGTGAAGGGAATTATTTGTGGAAACCCGGCCTCACGGATGGAGCGCCGGACCTTCTGCTTGGAAAGCCGATTGAGATTGATGACAACGTCGATGCTATCGGGACAAACAAATATCCAATCTTTTTTGCCAATTTCAAACGCGCCTACATGATCGTTGATCGGTTCGGAATCCGCGTCCTGCGTGATCCCTATTCCGCGAAGCCTTATGTAGCGTTCTATACGACAAAGAGGGTCGGCGGCGGGATTGTTATGTATGAGGCAATCAAGGCATTGAAAGTTGCATCAACCTAAAAATAGCGGGGCGGCATTGCTGCCCCATTTCCCCATATAGGAGGCGAAAACCATGAAAGATTTACACAATAACATCGAAATACCATCAACCGCAGTTCTTGCGCCTGTTACGGTTTCCACGACACAAACACTAACCGATATTGATCTTGCCGGAGCTAATTCTTGCGAGATCGAAATTGCTGTTGGTGCAGATGCCGGGACCGGTCTGTCGAGTTCGCATAAAATCGTTTTTGTTCTGTCGGACAGCGACGATGGAACCACTTATACCGCCGTTGAAGATGCTGATATGCTGGGCGTTGAAGATATATCAAGCGGAACAATTCTCACCATTGACGCCACCGACGAAGATAATACGACCTACCGTTTCGGCTATGTCGGCGGTAAGCGGTACTTGCAGCTTGTGGGAACGGTCACCGGAACAATCTCAATGCCGATGTACATTGACGTCAGTAAGGGTCATCTCTTAGATGCCCCGATAGTTAGCTAAGCAGGCTGGACATAACAAGGCCGGGATATAAAGCCCTGCCACACAAAAAAAGGAGCAAAGCGATGAAAAAAAATATTTCAATAATCATGTCTCTCCTTTTCCTGCTTACAACTATTGTATGGGCTGCTGATACGACTTACGGACCAAAAGTCTATCATAAGCAGGGAGGGGATGAACAGGTCATAGCTGATGGCGGAAAAATCAGCGTAGAATCCGGCGGGATCATAAATTTTGAATCGGGCGCGTCCTTGCAGATAGGTGGGGCAAATATGACCTCATCTTCGGCTGAACTAAACGTGCTGGATGGTGTGACAGCGGGGACCGCAGCGGCAAATAGTGCCGTTGTCCTCGGAGCCTCTAAACAGATTGAAGGCATGGGAGCGATTAATGGCTCTGCGTGTGGAATTGGTGCTGGAAACTTTTCGAATATCACAGTAGTCGGAGCGGTAAACGCGGCAACGGCTGGTATTGGCGCCATGAACGTTACCACGGTTACAGGCGGCGGCAATTTCACCGTTAAAGACGTGATTGCTTCGGGTGCTGGCAACTTTGCCACGGCGAATATTGGATCTGGGAACTTTACATCAATCAAGATTGCCGGGGCTAACGTAGTAGCAGCGGCAAATGATCTCAATGCTATAACTGGATTGATGAATGAAAACTCCACAATCACTCTAAGTACAGCGGCTCGAAATGCACAGACGGCCACGTTTCAGGCGAAGGATGCTACGGGCGCGGCCATTACGACCGTTCAGTTTGTGAGGCTCTATGTTGCGGATGATTCAGCCTGCATCAATCTTGCCACAGCAGCAGCGAACAATGGGGTTACGGTGCATGGTGCAGGGAATCTGCTTACAAATATCGGCGCGGCAAATGTCCAGTTTGAAGTATTGACCAATGCGGCGGGCGCGGCCAATCTTGTGTTTAACAATACAGGCGGGGCGTCAAATTACACAAAATATGTGTGCGCTGTATTACCTAACCGGAAAATCGTGAAGTCGGCGATAACAGCAGTTGATAAGGATTAACCCATTAACTTAACAGGGCGGGGCTTAATCGCTCCGCCCATTAACCGGAGGATTTAGAAAATGAAAAAGCTGCTTTTGATAGCCGCAATCATGGCGGCTCTGATTATACCGATTTCAGTATTTGCGGCGGGGTCGTGTGTTGAAACGGCGGCGGACTATACAGGCGGATTTTACCAGGTGAAGTTGGCCTGTACGGGAGATGCTGCTAACGGCTCAATTCCTACTCAGACAATATCAACGGGCGTGATGGCAATTCTTCAAGGTCATTACTATCTCTATCAGGTCAAGGCTTATCCTACAAGTGGCGGGACGGCTCCAGATGCAGCGGATGTAACGGTGAACCAAGACAGCCAAGACTTACTCGGCGGCAAAGGTGTCAATCTTATCCATGCCACAGCGACTTACGACACACATCCTTATAGTTCCTTTATGGCTGCATATCGATTTCCGGCGATTACAAACACTCTCACGGTAGCAGTGGCGAATGAGGCAACGCTAAGCTGTAACTATACCATAGAGCTTCTTTTTGTGAGGTAAAAAGTCATGAAAAAGATCATTGCAATCATATTTTTCCTTTTGCTGGCATCGGTGGTTTACGGAACACCGCCTACAATGCCTCCACAATCTGCAAGCTCGGTTGCCATAACAGGCGGTTCGATTGACGGCACTACGGTTGGAAAGACTACAGCAGCAGCCGGAAACTTCACGAATCTTGGTGCAGGGGCTGGCAACCTTACTACCATTTCAGCCGGAAATGTCACCGTGTCCGGCGGCATGAATGCAGCCACTTCGGGAGTAGGCGCGGGGAATTTCACTTCGATCAGCGCGGCAAATATTGTTGTAACGGGGGCCGTAAATGCGGCAAGCGTCGGGACTGGTGCGGCGAATATCTCTACCCTTACCTTTGCGAATGGTACAGGGTCGGGGAATCTTATTATGACAGGCGCGGTAAACTCTGCCACACTTGGCACTGGATCGGTAAATGCCTCGTCTATCTCAGCTACCAATGCAACTATAGGTGCAATCAACGGATTGACAACCCTTGACTTCGTTAATGCCAATGGATCGGCTAATCTTACCATTAAGGACGTCATTGCTTCTGGCGCTGTCAATGCGGCCACAGGGTCGATAGGGGCGCTTAACTCTACCACGGCAACCATAGCCACAGCCAACGTAACAAATATCAGTCATCCCATAGGCGCGGGAAATTTCCTGTGCTCCGGTGATTTTGTTTATATGAAAACGGGTCCGGCGATCACAGCGGGGCAGGTTGTATATTTAGGGAGTGCCGGAAATCTTCAGCTTGCGGCTGCTAATTCATCGTCAACGGCTCCGGCATGGTATTTGGCTTGTGAATCTGGTGCAACCAACACGACTATTAAGGTTCTTCGGAGTGGATTCTGGCAAAATGACAATGCAGCGGCAAATCTTAATCGCGGCACAATGGTTTATCTTGGTGCAACGCCTGGGTCATTCGTGCAGACCAATGCAGAGGCGGGAGCAAACCAGCTTCAGATTTTGGGGCTCGCTGCAACCAATTCAGTATTTGAATTCAGGCCATCACCAACCGTTGTCCAATATTAAAGGTGAAGTATGAAAAAGATATTTCTATACACAATCCTTTTATTGCTTATCCCTTCTCTGTGTTTCGGGGCATGGTCGGGCACGATTAACGGCAAAACTCCGACAAAGCTATCGGGAAAGACAATCACTTTTGCGAATGGGCTGAACGTGCTTTCATTTACGAGCGGTGATCCCAAAATGGCCTACGTCGCTACAGGAGCCATGATTTTTGACGCAAACGCTTCTCCGCAGGATTTATCCCCTTACGCTGGTTCAGGAACGGCGAGCCACTATGTCAGTGAATACGCTGGCACTACCTTTGTCGGGGCGGGATTCGCTGGTGCCAAGGGGGGCGGGGAGGCAACAGGGGATGAACTTCTTACTGGTTGGGTAAATAGAGGTTCGCCAAATAATTATGCAACCTTTACAAGCACCGGAAAAGATATTGATAGTGCCATAAATTCAGCCGGAAATAATTCCATCGCGGACATTGCGGCTTTTGCATCAACTCCCGGTGCATTATATAAAGATGTTTGCACGCTAACTCTTAATAGCGGAACAGCACCAGTAGTTGATATTTTTTACTATCCCGAGCAAATCGGAACTCATCCTAATTTTGTATTATCAAACGGCTTAAATGTAAAATATTCTACAAATCACACAGGTGGAAACAGGTATGGATATATTAATGTTTACGCCCTAAGTAATTTTTCCGCTGTTTGTTCTATAAAGCGGCTAACCGACTGCACCGACAAAGGTCTAAAGCTCTACAGCACAAAAACCCTTGCAACTCAGAGTTTGGCAAGTCAGCCGGGAGTAGCTTCGGTAAACAGCATGACAAAATTAGTAGTGCATCAGGTCAAATAACGAGAGGCGGGTTGCTACTGACACAGCACCGGAAAGGGAAACCGGCCCCGCCAGGCAGGACATAACATAAAAAAGGGGTGAAGGCAATGGACTTAGCGGACTCAATAGCTCTTTCAAGCGTTGTAGTGACAGGTGGTGGCGTAGCTATTACCGCTATCCGTTCATTTGTCGCAAAAAAAAACGGGAACGGCAATGGAAATGGATCACATCACTGTCAAGATCATTCCGGTATCTGCATAAAACTCGAAGGAATAGACGCATGGTTGGAAAAAATTGAAGAAAAACTTGATCGCGTCATTGAGGGACGAATCGGTAAATGAACACCCTAAAAGAAATGCTTATCCGGCATGAAGGCTGGAAAAATAAACCGTACAGGTGCCCCGCTGGACATAAGACTATCGGCGTCGGTTGGAATCTTGACGCAAACCCATTGCCGGAAAATATTGCAGCCTTTTTAAAGCTGAATGGATACATCACGGATGAAATGATTAATCGATTGTTTGATATTTCCATTGAGGCCGCCACGAATAATTGCAGGGATATCTATATAGGCTTTGATTCATTTTCAGAGCCACGGCGTTTTGCCTTAATTGATTTTGTTTTCAACGTAGGCGTGGGTACGGCTTTGAAATTCAAAAGAACAAACGCAGCTATCAATTCGGGCAGATGGGATGACGCAGCCGTAGGGCTTATGGATAGCCTTTATTATAAGCAAGTTCCGAATAGGGCGGCTGAGATTGTAGAAATGATAAGGCACGGATGAAAACAGGCAAACTAAGGCAAATGGAGGCCGCAAGGCGTGAGAAGCGGCAGAGAAGGAAGAAAAAAGGAAAGAGGAAATGAAAAAAATCATTGTACTTTTGTTACTTCTTTTTTTGGCCAGTTGCGCTGAAATGACACTTGCCGCCGATATTGTTGACATTTTCGTTCCTGATCCTGAACCATGCTCGGAAGAAATACAAGTAACCATAGAAAAAGCAACCGTAAACGGCATTGAAGTTTATCGAATATCTGCCCTGGGCATTGAGCCGCGATATGAATTTGATGAACTATCAGCGTTAAGTGAGATGGCAGCTATAAAAGCTGATCATAAATTCAAATGTTGGCAAGAGAAGCAAGGGGTGCGGGAAAGGGAAAGGAATAGAATTAAGAGTGGTGATGTAAAGCCAAATTGGGAGCTAGTGAAATGAGCGATTTTAAACTTCAACAAGGTGATTGTTTCGTCGTCAAGACGGATGGCTGGGTATCGGCTCCAATCCGGTTTATCGAAAAATGGCAATCCCTGGACGGAGAAGCAACCTACAATCATGCCGGGATTATCGTGTCGGATACCGGGCAGACCTTTGAAAGCTTAGAGAAGATCGATCACTACAAGTTGGATGATTACAAAGGCTGTCAGATCCTTATTTTCAGAAGAATAGAAATGACACAAGGCCTGTTTTGGCCTGCTTATAAATCAGTTTTGAAGTACGACGGCAAGGTTTATCCAGCATGGCGTATGCCTTTATTCATCCTGAGAATTGCCAAGTGGTTTCGCTGGACCTTTCCGGTATGCTCTGAATTGGTCATGATGTTCGAGTGTGGTTGCGGATTAAGAAAGAAATGGGCGGGCTACAGTCCAGATAATATTGCGGATGAAGTTCGTATCTCTAAGTTTTATCAGATCAAATTTGAAGGGGTTTGGTCATGATTGACGGTAATACCTTTTTAAATGAATTGATCGGCAAGAATTGGATGGTGTTGATGCTGATTTACGTCATCCTTAACAATATTTTTCCTGATTCAAAAATTTTACAGGCAATCGGGAAAGGGTTTTCAAATATGTTCCCGGTATTCAAGAGGAAAGACGATGTTAGTAATTAAAACTCCACCAAGTCTTGAACCAATCACGCTCGCAGAAGCAAAACTGCATTGTAAGGTTGATTCTGGAACATTAGCGGGGAATTTAACGCCATATACAGGGTTGGCCGCTGGGTCCCATGCAGTAACAACCGACTATACACATTACGGGGCGTGGGTTGATGTTCTTGGAAAAGAGGCCATTGTTTATTTACGCCCTACAAATAACGGAACTGACGGAACCGTTGATACGAAAATTCAAGAATCCGACGATGCCGCTACTCCTACGGATTGGTCAGGCGGTGCATTTACTCAAATTACAGAGGCAAACGATACCACAATCCAAGAAAAACAATATACGGGCACGAAGCAATATATCAGAACGGCATCAAAAGTTTTAGTGGCAGCTTGTGAGTTTGGGACAGATGCCATTGTTAATGCTTCTACCACTTATGAAGATGACCTTTTAACGGCAATCATTCAAGCGTCAAGAGAGCATGTTGAAAACTGGACCCGCAGGGGCTTGCTTACTCAGACTTGGTACTACTATCTTGATGAATTCCCCGAAGAAGATTTCATTATTATACCGTTTGGGAACCTGCAATCTGATGGACTTGTTATCACCTATAAGGATAGTGACGGCACGACAAACACCATGACCGTTACGACTGATTATTTAGTCGAAACGAACGGCGAAAGTTATGGTCGGATTGTCCTTCCTTATGGCGAAAGCTGGCCGACCGATGTCCTTTATCCTTCAAACCCTATTACTATTGAATTTGTTTGTGGCTGGACCGCAGCGGCCTCAATTCCCTCTGCGATTAGGACGGCCGTAAAAATGCTGTGCATGGATATGTTTGAAAACAGGGACGCGAAAGAAACGCAATCTCAGGGCAACACAACAGACAACAAAACCGTCGAGCGGTTACTTGCCTCATACCGTTTATGGAGGGAGTTTTGAAGATGAAATTATGGATTTGCGGAAAATATAGGTCGGGTGAATTTCCTAATGTGGTTTGGGATTTTCAGGGAATATTTTTGACGAAGAAAAAAGCATTAAATGCGTGTCGTGAGAAAAATGATTTTATTGCTCCCGTTGTGTTGAATAAGGAGTTACCGCAAGAAGAAGAAATTATGCCAGGCGTGGAGTATCCGCTAATATGAAGATAGGCGACCTCAGACATAGAATCACGCTGCAAGCAAAAACAAGCACGTCCGATGCTGCATTCGGTGAAACCGTGACATGGACAGATATTGCTACCATGTGGGCTGCAATATGGCCAGTGTCGGCAAGTGAAACCATAAGCAATATGCAAAACGGAATGACGATCACGCATCGAATAAGAATCAGGTACAGAAGGGTTTTAAAATCGGACTGGCAAATATCTTTCGCGGATCGAACTTTTAACATTGTGTCAATTATTGATCAGGGAATGAATCATCAATGGATCGATATTCTCTGTAAGGAAGCGGCGTGATGTTTAATCTTTTGACGGCGTTAAAAACTAAAACAAACGGATCGGCATTATCAAGTAATGTCAATGGCCGGATTTTCCTTGACGAGGCGAAACAGGGGGCAGAGCTGCCCTATATTGTAATCAGTATCGTTTCCGTGGTACCGGAAAAGACGTTCACGGAATCCTTTGAAAATATCCTGATTCAGTTTTCATTGTTTTCAGACAGTGAAAGTGCCTCGGAAATATCCACCATGTATTCAAATCTTAACGCTCTTTTTGATGAATGCGAGTTTACGGTTACGGGAAGTGCGCTTATCTGGATGAAACGGCAGAACCTTGTCACGACTTACGAGGACGGAGTCAGGCATTGGTCTGTCGATTATGAAATAAAAACATCATTGAATTAAGAAAGGAAAATTATGATTTCAGTTATCGTTCCGGTATTTAATGAATATGACATGACGCTTGATTGTATTGAGGCAATCAGAGAAAACACACAGGACTGTGAAATCATCATTATTGATAATGGTTCAGATCCAGCCTTTAAGGCTCCGTTCACTGGATTTATTGACATTAGTGTAATTCGGAATGAGAAAAATGAAGGCTTTCCGGTTGCGGTCAACCAGGGAATCCGGGCGGCAAAAGGTGATATCGTTATTTTACTCAACAATGATGTTACCGTGACGCCGGGATGGGCGGAAAGATTAATAAAACCCCTTTCACGCCCCGTAATTGAAACTACCCAGCCCGGAGATGAATATGTAAGCTATGAATATGATGGCGACGCACCATTTTCTATTGTCGGACCCATAGCGAACTATTCAGCCGGAATGCAGAGAGTTGAAGTTGAGGACTACGGCAACAAAGACGAGCTTTGCGAGGCGTCAAAAAATTGGGCGGAAGAACATGACGGCGAAATTCAGGAAGTTAATTATGTGATCGGTTTTTGTATGGCCTTCAGAAAGACGCTCTTTGATGAACTCGGTGAATTTGATGAATCGCTATGGCCTTGCAGCGGCGAAGAAATTGATTTCTGCTTCAGGGCAAGACAAAAAGGTCATAAGGTCGGCATTGTGGTTGACTGCTATGTTCATCATGAAGGCTCAAAAACATTTAAAGGTATGCACGATGCCGGGACTGTCGATTATGTGGATATATGCAAGCGAAACGACGCACACCTTGCCGAAAAATGGGGGGATTACTGGAATAATCAGGCTGTCAATAAAAGACAGTATCCGTATGTTATCGTTGCCCCGCCATATCATGACCATTCGGCGGGCGTGAGAGTGCTTCACGAATTAAAGAGACACCTTCAGGAAAGAGGATTTGAAGCAATCACAACATGGGATATGGACGCCACAGCTCCGACTGATGCAATAGTCGTTTATCCCGAAGTCGTAAGCGGGAACCCATTAAAAGGCCGAACGGTTGTCAGATATATCCTTAATCACCCCGGACTTTTGGGTGGCGATAAAGAGTATGATGAAAGTGAAATCCTGTTTGCCTGCAACGAGGAACATTTGAGAAGGTACGTTCCTTCAGATGACAGAATCCTTTGCGTCCCTGTCATTGAAGAATTTTTCAGGGATGAAGGACTTCCAAGAAAAGGCGGGTGTTTCTACGTAGGCAAGGGAGCAGACTTAGTTGACAAATTCCCGAAGCTAAACGGCATGACCGAGATTAAAAATATGACCCGTCAAGAAGTAGCTTATATTCTCAAGACGTCGGAGCTGCTTTATACCTATGACAATTTTTCAATGATCATCGAAGAGGCAAAGAAATGCGGATGTCCTGTAAAGGTCATGGGAGAAGAAATCTACAAGGTCGGATATGATGATCATATCAAGGATTTTGAATCGCAGCTTGATAATTTTATCAATATCACTCAAGCAGCGGCCACGGAAAACCGCATTCATCTTGCAATCGGGGTGCCTCTGACATTCCCGTATGTACCATCGAGCTTTTTTCACAGCTTTGCGTTAATGGAAAAGCCTGATTTTATCTATATTCATGCTGATAATGGTTCAATCCATGACCTTAGAAACAACATTGTCGAGAAGGCAATAAACGAGGGATGCACCCATTTGATTATGATGGACACGGATCAGGTATATCATCCCGATACAATACCCAGGCTATTGTCTCATAATCTTCCGGTTGTTGGAGCGTTGGTGCATAGGCGATACCCGCCTTTTGACAGTCTTATGCTTAAACATTCGGTCGTTGGTGAAAGAACAAACCGGTATGACTCAATAGACGAATGGGAAGAAGGAGAGCTCGTTGAGGTTGATGCAACGGGCGGCGGGTGCCTCATGTTCAATATGGAAGTATTTAAAAAAATCCCACATCCGTGGTTCCGGGCTGATAAAAAAGGGGTAGGTGAGGACATAGGTTTTTGTCAGGACTTAAAGGCCGCTGGATACCGTATATTTGTCGATACCTCGGTCCCGGCGGGACACTTGACGACCATGATTGTCAATACGGCAACAAATAGGCTTTATCGAGCCATGAAAGATAAACAGCGGCAAAGGGCGTTAAAGAAGGCTTTAACAGGAGAAGAGGCAGCATAAATAATAATCAGGGTTTTCCGGCGATCTGATCAATCAAAGGAAACGCAAGAATAAACAAAGGGACGGCTTGTAGGAGCCTACACTTCTACATCCGCCCCTTTTTTATTGCCCTGAAACAAAAGGAGGAAATGACAATGGGATCAAGAGCAACGGTTTTACCAGGTACTTTTTTAAAGGTCACCCTTGGGGCAACTTCAAAGGTGCTTGGTGCGGGAAATTGGACTTCGTCGGGAGCAACACGAAAAACAATCGAATCGTCAGAATTTGGGGATGAAATTGATGTTTTTGTGTTCGGGACGGCTGACGGCGGATCTGTCACGCTCACAGATGTCAATTATGATCCGACTGACGCACAGCAGCAGTCTTTTGTAGATGCTTGCGAAGATGGCGTAGAGCTGGACAACGGCGTTACTTCGGGACCGCGTTTCTGGATCAATTCAACATCCTATTTCAGCATCGGCACAAGCGGGAAACTTCTCATGACGAAAGCGGGCGGAGTAAAGGCACAGCGAAACGGACTGTGCAAGACCGATTTCGAAATGAGGGTATCCGGGGCATTTATGTACTTAACCTAACAACCGGCCATCGGCCAGAAAGCGCGTTTAGAATTTACGCGAGATTGGTGATTTATGACGGTAATTGATTTGGATGCAAAAGTGGCAAAGTGGTTTGAAATGGAAGGCGGGGGCAGGGTGCAGCTACAATCTATCTCCGCCGAAACCTTCAGGGAGATTCAGAAGCAGACTGTAAAAAAGAAAGTGGATTTTAAGAAGATCGATGGCACCCCTGCACGTCTTGAATATCAGGAAGTAAATGAAGATTTACAGAACGAACTATTTTGGGATGCCGTGATCATCACATGGGAAAATTTTGTTGATGGCAAGGGAAATAAAATCCCCTGCACGAAAGAAAACAAGATTCTTCTCATGACGAAATCCGCGAAGTTTTCAAAGTTTGTTGCTGATTCCCTTAAAGAGCTTTCCGAGGATGATGCGAAGCAGGCGGAGGCCTCTGAAAAAAACTGATTGAATGGGTGAAGTTTGCTGACGATCAAGCTTCATCCAGGAAAGAATTATTCGACGGCACGATATTAACGCAATGCGACCAATGCCGGGATATGTGGCGAGAGCGCAATGCGAGAGGAATCGAAGGTGAACCGGATTGTCAAAATTGCCGTGTTGATCTTTTTGAAGAAAATGAAGAAGCAGGGGCAATTTATATGATGACGCGGGGTCAGGTTGTTACCGTCATGAATAGGGTTGTGGATATCAACTTTCAGTCTATCAAGGTGGCAATGGACCTATGCGGGGTTAGGAATCAGCGTCAATGCTTTGAGAAGGTCCGGCGTGTTTTTTATCATTTTCTGAATGAGGGCGGGAATGAAGGTAGCTAAGTGGAATATAAAAGAAGCTGATGACATGCTTCGCAAAAATACCATGAATCGCCTTCAGGAGATTGCAGAACGGGCGGCTGATATCGCACGTTTAAAAGTTCTTCCGGTCGGAAAGGATGTCCCCCAAGGCAAGGGGAAGTGGTCAAAACGAGAGGCCGGTGCATTAAAAAGGTCAATCCGCGTGGTTCGACTTTACGGCGATCCGAAAATGAACGTCAGGATCTATGCCGGGAACAAAGAAGTGTTTTACGCAAGGTTTGTTGAGTACGGAACAAAAAAAATGGCTGCAAGACCCTTTTTACGTCCTGCTGTCAACGCTGTCAAAAGGGAGCTTGTTAAATAATGGCTACGAATGTTGGAATCATATTTGCTGAAATCGGGATTGACTACACCCCCGCGACAAGAGCGCAACAGCAGCTTCTTAAGGATGCTACACAGACCAGCCTAAACATTGAACAAAATTTCAAGAATCTTGGCATTAAATCGTCTGCTGAATTTGACCTCATGCGTCAAAAGATAACTAATTCTTTTGACATGATCAAAAACTCATCGAAGGCAACGACTCAAGACATTCTCCGTGCAGAGGAAGCAAAGAACGCCAAGCTTAAGGCTCTCAATGAAGAGCAATTCGGAAAACAGAAATCATTTCTTGAAGATGCTAAATCAAATTGGAAAGCATATGCAGCGACAATCCTTGCAGCCGGGTACGCAGCGCAGCAATTTGTTGATGCCTCACTTAAGATGGAGCGTATCACATCAACCATGAACGCTGTAACCGGATCGTCTGAAGGTACGGCGGCGGCAATGTCATACGTCCGAACTGAATCGCAAAGGCTAGGACTTAACCTTGAAACCACGGCGCTTTCGTTCGGAAAATTCATGGCGTCTGCTAAAAATACATCATTGGAGGGAGAGGGAACAAGAAAAGTATTTACAAGCGTTTCGGAAGCTGTAGCAGCAATGAAACTCCCGGCAGAGCAAGCCGAGGGAATCTTCCTTGCCCTATCACAGATGCTTTCTAAAGGAAAAGTACAGGCTGAAGAATTGCGCGGCCAATTAGGTGAGCGCCTTCCCGGTGCCTTTCGCCTGGCAGCCGATGCTATGGGCGTAAGCACGGCTGAGCTCGATAAAATGCTCAAGGATGGCAAAATCATAGCCGAAGACCTATTGCCAAAACTCGCTGATCAATTACATCAAACCTATGGAGTCGCAGCCGTGCAAGCTGCGGAGGGTGGGCAGGCGGCCTTTAACCGGATGAGTAATGCCATATTCGAGAGCAAAGCCGCTATCGGTGACGCCTTTATGCCGGTATTAGCAGACCTTGCGACTGGATTTTCAAAAATTACCCCCTACATCACCGCATTTATCGGCGGACTCAAGATGACAATGGTTGAAATATTTGGATTTGCCGACGCTACGGGTGCGCTCGTAAAAAGCATTTTTACCGGGGCGCTGTTTGGTAAGGGCGGATATGATGATTTGATGAGCAAGGTATCGTCTATCCGAAAGACGATGGCAGAGACAAAGGAACAAATCTATAGAGATATCGATAATGTCTCAACGGCTCATGATATTGCAACGAAAAAAGCAACATCTTCAACTCAAGAACTTTCGGATGAAGCTAAGAAATCCTATAAGGAAATTACCGAAACAATCCGAAAGAACTCCTTCGAGGTCGAAGCCCTATTTAACGACCAGACCGAAAAGGAAATCGCAAATATTCTTCAGAAGGTTGATGAGTACCAGAAGGCGGGAGTGGATCAGGTTAAAATTCAGGAATACGTCAATTCTGAGATGTTGAAAATTGATATTAAAACCAACGATGAAATCACAAAAAATGCAATCAATACCGCGAAGCAAAAAAGTGATATCGCAACAAAACAACAAAAGGATTCCCTTGAACTATCACAAAAATCTATTGACAATGAAAAGAAAAACTCTGAGCAGCGCGTCAAAATGGAACGTGATCTTTACAAAGATATCAGGGGTTATGCCACTGAATCATATGAGGCCACTATCGCGCTCATCAATGAGCAGGCCGCAAAATATAAAGAGGCGGGGGTTAGCTCTGTTGCAATTGCCGCATGGGTAGCTCAGGAAACGGAGCGAGCATATATTAAGATGGCGGAAAAGAGTGACAGCTTTATGACAGGAGTAAGTGCTGGACTGCTTAAGCTTCAGCAAAATATGATGACGTGGGGTAGGGCCGGAATTGAAATGGTTGCGACCTTTGCCAGCTCTGCTACTTCTTCAATGTCCAGCCTCTTTTTTGATGCTGCAAAAGGCCAGCTAAAAGATTTAGGTGATTATTTTAAATCGTTTTGGGATTCCATGCTTAAAAAATTGACTGACATTTTAGCCCAGATGCTTACGGAGTGGATATTGTTCGGAGACAGGGCAAAGGCCAATGGCGGACTCATGGGGGCACTCGGACTTACTTCCCTTATTCCAACTACATCATCCGCAGCCACAACAGCGGCGACGGTTGCCGGGGCTTCGACTGCAGCGGGCGCGGCAACATCGGCAGCAACAGCCGCAGCGGGTGGGCTTAGCCTTACCGATACAGGTATTTCCTATGCGGCAGGATTTGCCGACACTATGTTCGGAACGGCAACAGGGGCAGCAGTTGGAAACTCTTTATCAGCAATAGCGACGTATGCCCCTTATGTTGGAGCTTTCTTGCTTGCGGATCAGTTTCTTTTAGGCGGAGCGATTACGAATTTTGTGACTGATTTAATCGGCGGGATATTCGGAGGCAGTAACGCTGGTTTCGGCTCTGCGACACATACGGTAGATTCAGAAGGCGCTTATGGCGGACTTCCCGATTTTGGAACATGGTTTACGCTGGCGGGAGCGAAAGAGGCGGCTCCCACAGAGGCCATTAATGCCCTTATGTCCGATTCAAAAACCGCTGTAACGGCTACATATCAAAAAATTGCGGATTATGCCAATGCTCTACCGGACGCACAAAGGGAATCCCTTGCATCGGCTCTCGCAAGTACGACAATAAAATATCTTCCCCCCTTAACCGACGTAACTTGGGGTGATCCGACAACGGCTTTTAATATCACCCGAGAAAACGTCGGCATGCTGGAGGGCTACGTCAAGTCAATCCCTGCGTATATTTTAAGTCAAGTCAATCCGATTATCGAAGGAATAACGGGCGGGGCAGTGTCGGCCAGGACCGGCCTTGACTACGTTCCCTATGACAATTTCCTAGTAAATACACATAAAGGCGAAGCGGTTATCACGGCAGAGGAAAATAAAAAGAGAAAGGGCGGGTTTGATGGAATTATTAAGGTATATCTTGATGGTCAGGAAATCCCCGGAAGAGTGAAGGTGATTGCCGACGGCGTAGTCGTCGAACGAAACAGGCGTGGTGTAAGCTCCACGGCAAGGGTGTATCAATAATGCTGTTAGTCGAAATTACCATAAATGCGGTTGTGAATTATGTGTCGGCTGAAGGTCACGCCTTAACACATAATTGGATCCCGCGAATCATTGACTTTGACAAGCCCGTTCTGTCAATCCCCTCGAACCACGGCGGATACGCTAAGATGTCTTTTGGAAGCATCGTTTTTAATCCTTTACTCTTTCAAAACGATTGGCCTCCCCCCGTATCGTGTGCGATCGGTATTTATTACACAGACACAACCGAGGCAGCAAGGGAAACGGTCTTTACGGGAATTGCACACCTAAATAAATTTGACAGGGAGCAAATAGTATATTCGCTCTATGGTCCTTCTTATGATGAGGTCATAACTTCGACCACGGCCTACAACGATACCTTAAACAATGTCATGGATGCCATTTTAACGGCTATCCCTGAGATAACTTCAGTTGATACGACTTATGCAAGGGCAGCGTCACCGAACGTCACATATACCGTCCCGGATGATATTTTAGCGATTGATCTTGCTTCGGACATTGCGGAATTCTACAGCCATTTATTTTATGTCTCGGGATCCACGGCTTACCTTGTGGACATGCTTCTTGACAACGGGACCGACAAGACCTTGACCGAGTTTCAATATTTTGCCTATCCGGTCTATTGGTACAATGTAATTGCTGTTGTTTACGCAAGCCAATACTACCAGAAATCGGCCTATCCTTACGGGAACACGATGTCAGTCACGGCTTATCATACGACACAAGTGAATATTGAAGCGGCTCTCTTGAACATTCTGAACATCGAAAACGCCGCAAGGATCACTTTTGACTATCCTATGATTGCTGGAAATTTCCCGAACCCAGGGCAGAGGATAGACATTCCTGACACGGCTCATGTTGCTAATCTTTCCTCATATATCAGGGCACGGCGTTTGACTTATGATTTTATCAATAACTCCATAACCATTGAAGGCGAGGGGGTGATTTCTGCAGGATGAAAATAATAATCGATCCAACATCGACAACCGATCCCTACGACAATGTGACAGAGATCACGGCAGACTCTGAAGATGCAAACTTCCCCATTGAAAACACAAGGGATGATTTCACTACAAACCTATGGAAAGCGGCGTCAGGTGTAACAGTGGCGACGATCACCCTTGTGGTCAGCAAGGGAAGTGCGGTTGAGGTATTGAACACAAACGCTACGAGCGTCACGGTCACGGTCGGGACTGGCGGAGATTATGATCCAGAGACCGGATTTGAACCTGAGACCGGATTTGAATTTGAATCAGGTGTCGCAGTTACAACGGTTTATTCACTGCCCGGAACTGGAGGAAGGTTGTGGGCGGATTATACAGAAATCACCTACCCGCATATCATCACTATACAGTTGACGGCGGCGGCAACGGTTTGCGCCGGGATCGTCCGAGCTGGGAATGTAGAGGAATTCAATGACCCCATGTATAACTTTGGAGAAGATTCTCTGGATTATAGTATCGAACGTGAATTGAATAACGGGGCTGATTACTTCAGAAAGAGAAATGTTGTACGTCAATTTGACAATCTTCAGATGATTGAAACAAGGGCAAACTGCTTTACTTTTAAGCACTCAATTTTTGACTATGTAGGACCGAAACCACTAGCAATAAGGTTGGTCCATAACAAAATTACAGACGATGAATTCATACTTTTTGCGAAACGTACAGATTCACCAAAAATCACTTTCGATTGCGGAGCTTCAAAAGGGCGGCTTCGATTCGGATTAAGAGAAGTAATTTAAGGAGGGACATTATGAAAAGGTTAAAAATAATTCTATGCCTCATATTTGCATTGTTTTTTATATCCGCAACGGCAGAGGCTACAAACACCATATATTTCAGCAAGACGGCCTTGACCGGGGGTGGGGCTACGGCTCTTGACTATCTTGACGGAGACCTGTTGACCGACGGTGATATCGCCTTCGTCATGGTGTCCAACGTCTTGTACGTTTACAAAATGGATGCCGATTCAGCGGCCGCTGAATCTTCCCCGGATATCATCTCACCGGATACCAATGCAGGCGACAAAAGATGGCTCCTACAGAATTACTACCCGCAACTCGGAACCGATTTAAAACTAAATGGCTATCAAATAACGAGTCACAGAGACGATCACTGGACCAAGGTAGCCACGGCGAGTTTTACGGCTACACCCGCTTCAACTTCTACTATTACAATGGGCGTGGATATGACTAGCTCAATCCTTGCCGGGATGTCCCTTAAATATACCATTGGCGGCACGACCTATTATGGCAGGGTGTCAGCGATTGCGGCGGGACTTTTGACGGTCAATGGTGCCCCTCTGGGCGGAGATGTGACGGCTCTTTATTATGGAGGCGGGACCACAAGACAGGTGCAACTTATCATACCGGGAGCCTATGAAGATGCTTCAAATACGGCACTTATAACGTCAGATTTGAAGAGTAATTTTATTTGGTCACTCCCTAAATCGTACTTGGTTTATTTCTCTGTTTATTCAGATACCCATGACACCGGGACGCATGGACAGGCAAGCGTAAGGATTAACGCTACCGATGTCAATACCACGGCGGGCGGTGAAACCATAGCAGCGGATAAAACATGGTATCCGACAGTGGTTAATATCGACACGGCGGCCTATGACGTGAATCCCGG